TGTATTTCCAATTTCGTTAAGTGGTTTAAATTTTAATACTACTGCTACTGATTCTATAGAAATGACTGCTACTGTGAAATTTGCATTTACTGGTTATGAGATTGAAAATTTGTCTACTCCTTAATAACAGGAATTTATATTATGAATATTAATGATGTGAAAGAAATGGTTAAATCTGATTTGGGTATTGATCAAACTGCCTTGGATACAGAGTCTAGCAGAACACCTCAATTACACAACAAGTATTTGGTTATATTCATGGATGAACGAATAAAACTAAAGAGACTTGAAAACGAGTTATCTGTACTCAGAAGAAACAAGTGGTTGTATTATACAGGTCGTATGAGCAAAGAAGAACTTGTCCAGTTTAACTGGGAACCGTTTGAATTGAATGTATTAAAGACTGAAGCCAATGATCTGATAGACTCTGACGACGAATATATCCGAATGTCTCAAAAGGCAGATTTTCAAAAAGAAATTGTTAATTATTTAGAAGGTGTTGTTAAAATAGTCCAGAACCGTCAATGGCAGATACGAGCCATGATAGACTGGATCAAGTTTACTCAGGGGGCTTAATGGCAGATTTGGATATTACACAACCAGATGCAGTTATGGTCAAGGTTGATTGTGATCGTTCTTTAGCCAAAGAACTCAATTCCTACTTTACTTTCACTATGCCTAATTTTAAGTACACCCCAGCCTATAAGAACAAGATTTGGGACGGTAAAATACGTCTTTTTAACCTGTTTACTCAGTCCATGTACGCTGGATTAGTAGAACCGCTAATCAAGTTTGCCAAGGATCGGGGGTATTCCTACTCCTTTACGCCAAGAACGTACCAGAAGCCATCTAATGCCCTTGTGAGCGATTTTATAGAGAACCTGCCTATCCAGGCTAACGGCTCCATGATCAAACCCCACGATTACCAGGTTGAAGCCGTCCTACACAGCCTAGAGCATTCTAGAGCCCTTCTCGTGAGTCCTACAGGCAGCGGTAAGTCTCTAATCCTATACCTTCTATGTCGTTGGATCTTAGAAACCCATAACACAGGTAAACTGCTCATAATAGTTCCTACTACCAGCCTAGTTTCCCAGATGTTGGCAGATTTCCGAGAATACTCCAAACTAGACACTTGGAAGGCGGATCGTAATATTCACACCATTATGGCAGGCAAGGATAAGGATACAAATAAACGTATCATTATATCCACATGGCAGAGCATCTACAAACAACCAGAAACTTGGTTCAACGACTTTGTGGGTGTGTTTGGAGACGAAGTGCATCTGTTTAGTGCCAAATCTCTGACTGGTATTATGACCAAAGCCAAGAACACAGATTACCGAATAGGTACTACTGGAACTCTAAGTGGAATGCAGATTCATCAGTTTGTTATTGAGGGATTATTTGGACCTGTCTACAACACCACAACCACTAAAAAATTAATTGATAAAGACCTATTATCCAGTATCAATATTGATTGTTTAAAACTTCAGTATACCGCAGAAGAAATTCAGAAAACAAAACGAATGGAATATCAGGACGAGATTCGTTTTGTGGTTACTCATAAAGGACGAAATAAATTTATTAAAAATTTATGTAACAGTCTAACAGGCAATACCTTGGTTCTTTTTAATTTTGTGGAGCTTCAAGGAAAGCCATTGTACGAGTTGATAGTAAACGATTCCGATAAATCCATTTATTTTATTCACGGAGAAACTGATGTGGAAACTCGTGAAGAGATACGAAAAATTGTAGATAAAGGAACAGATTCCATTTTAATTGCTTCTTACGGAACTTGTTCCACAGGAATTAACATACGAAATATTAATAATATTGTGTTTGCTTCTCCCTCTAAGTCTGTTATTCGTGTACTCCAGTCTATTGGGCGAGGTTTGCGAAAAACAGAAACAAAATCTAAAATGAAATTATTTGATATTGCAGACGACTTGTCCTATAAGAGTTACGAGAACCATGGCATGAAACATTTAGAACAACGATTTAAAATATATACTAATGAAGGATTTCCTTTTAAGATTGTTCCTATTCAGTTGCCCAAGGAGACTAATGATGAGAACCCCCTATAAATTAATTAAGATGATGTCTGGTGAAGAGTTGATTGCTACTATTCGTAAAGGTAGAAACGGTAGACTTATACTGACTAGACCTATGGTATTTGAATCCACACTATCTGCTGATATGATGGGCAGAGTAAAGGAAATATTTACTCTAAGAAATTGGATTATTCTTTCTTCTGATACCACGGTAACTATTTCAGAAGCATCTGTTGTTTCTGTTAGTACTCCAAGTAACGATATTGAACTTTTGTATGATGCAGAAAAGAACAAGGAAGATAAGCAAAAGCTTAAGCCTAAATCTACCAAGCCACCCGCTACTCCAAAACTTCCATCCTTAATGGATTTGTTTGGGGATCTTCCAGAAATTTCTACAGATTATCCGACCTCTTTAACCTCACCTATTTCTAAGAAGGAAGAGGATGTTTTGTTTCAGAAAATGGATCAAATAATGAAAGATATGGGGATGGATTTTAATTCAGAAAAACCAAGAAAAGACCTTGCAAAACCTGATTTTGATGATACAATAGTGTATATGAATCTAGTGTTTTCCCCCAATGTTCTTCTCAAACTTTTAAAGAGTGGAATGCTCAAGCGTTCCGATTTGGGTAAAATAATAAATGAATTAACCGATGGCAACGGTGAAGGTATGAGCGTTGATAAATTTACAAGTAAGAATAAGAAAAAAGAAGACTTTGGTAATAAATGGACTGATTGGAATCCAGATCCAAAGTCTAATGATTATCAGTAATATCTAATATTATTTGATTCTCTATTTTCTCATTCATACTAGACACACAAGTATACACGAAAATTTTAATTATGTCAAGTGAAAAATCTAAAAAATCTAAAGATATTGTAAATCCTCCGATTGCACCCCAAAAACGGCTCACCAAGGATAGCGACCACTATGTGGACAACAAGAAGTTCCTTGCTGAGATGGTTATTTGGAAACGCCAAATACGAGAAGCAGAAGAAGTAGAAGACGATAAGCCACCAGTATCCACCTATATTGGCGAGTGCTTTATGAAGATTGCTGAACGCCTTTCCTCCAAGCATAACTTTGCCAACTATCCATACCGAGAAGAGATGGTAGGAGATGCTATTGAGAACTGTCTCATGTATGCCCATAACTTTAATCCTAAGAAATCTAAGAATCCATTCTCGTATTTCACTCAAATAATCTACTATGCCTTCCTTAGACGCATAGAAAAAGAAAAAAAGCAAAATTATATCAAGTTTAAGTTGACCGAGCATCTAGATGATGGTACAATGCATAAGTGGTGTAAAACTAATTACTTTGAAAAAGATGATCCACGAGAAGCATTAAGCGAACATTTCTCTATTACAGAAAAGGATATAGAGAAGTACGAACCTAAGGTACGTAAAAAGCGCAAAACATAAAATTTATAGTACACTTAGGTTCTAGGTATGATATATAGAGTATGAAACATAATGTATACTTAATAGAAAATATTTTAAACAATAAAAAATATGTTGGTTTTACAAAACATAATATTGAAAAAAGATTTAAACAGCATTTGTATTCTAAAAAACCTATTGGTATAGCAATTAGAAAATATGGAATTAGTAACTTTTCTATAAAATTATTAAAAGCGTGTAAAAATATAGAAGATGCTATTTTGAATGAAAAAATGTATATTTTAGAATATAAAACATATGGTCATGGTTTAGGTTATAATTGTTCTAGTGGTGGAGAACAATGTGCACCTATAGTAAATAAAGATATTTACCAAAGCAAAAAGTTCAAAAATAAAGTAAAAAATAATGCATTAAAACAACATAGTAATCCTATTACTAAACAAAGACATGTTGAAGGTATACGAAATTATTGGAAATCGTTAAATGAGGAAGAAAAAAAAATTAAAATAAAAACTGCTCAAAAAAATGGTAAAAAAAGTATAGTTGGCTGGAATAAAGGTCGCAAATTTCCAGGAACTGGATTGAGTGGAGAAAAAAATCCAATGGCTAAAAAATATATGGTTTTTTATCCATGCGGAAAACAAGAAATTATAAATTGTTTAGAAACTTTTTGTAGAAATAATAAATTAACATCAAGAAATGTACATTATGTTCTTAAAGGCAAACAGAAACATCATAAAAACTTTAAATTTGCCAGACTGGAGAATCCGCAATGAAGATAGCCTTTATTAACGACACGCACTTTCGGAGCAAGATCCGATTCGCCGTTATTTTTAAATTATTTCTTTAAGTTTTTTGATAATGAATTATTTCCTTATCTAAAAGCAAATGATATCAACACAGTCATCCATTTAGGTGACATGTTTGATCGTCGTAAGTTTGTTAATTTTCATACCCTAAAGCATGTAAGAGAAAGATTCATGAATTGGTTTGAAGACAACAATGTGGATCTTCACTGTATTCTTGGAAATCATGATGTGTTCTATAAGAATACCAATCATCTAAATTCTCCAAAGGAACTGTTTGTTGATTGTTATTCTAAATTTCATCTATACGAACATACCACAGAACTAGTAGTTGCTGATGGTACTAAATTCTTAATGGTTCCTTGGATTAATGAGGAAAATAAATCAGCGGTAATCAAGGCTATTGAAACGAGCACAGCACCAGTAGTATGTGGTCATTTTGAATTGAATGGTTACGAGATGATATCTAGTATTAAATGCTCTAGCGGAATGGAAGATAAATTTCTACAGAAGTTTGAATTGGTTCTTTCTGGACACTTTCACACAAAGAGTTCTAAAGGAAACATTCATTATCTGGGAACTCAATACGAAATGACTACAGCAGATCTTCATCAAGACAAAGGCTTTCATGTATATGACACAGAAACTCGTGAACTAACATTCATCAAGAATCCACATAAAATGTACTATAGTATTGAATGGACTGATAAACGAGATTTTAGTGACCTAGATCCTACAGTATACAAAAACACTTATGTTCGAGTATTGGTATTAAACAAAAAGAATGAAAGAAAATTTGACGAGTTCATAGATCTGTTGTATACTGGAGAGCCAGCAAGTATTACAATCATTGAAGACATAGTAACCAAGGACGACGAAAATAGTCCAGAGTTTGATATTGGTGAGGATACTTTAAGTCTGATTAATCGAGAAATTGAATTTTTAGAATCTGATAACACAGAACAATTAAAAGAAATTATGCGTCAAGTCTATATGGAAACACTTTCATGATCGTATTCAAGACTGTTCGATTTAAAAATTTTGGTTCGTTTGGAAACAGCTTTACCGAAGTTAAGTTAGGCGAGAAATCTACAACGCTAGTATGCGGTAGTAACGGTAACGGCAAATCTTTTGCTTTATTGGATTCTATTGCCTTTGGGTTATACGGAAGACCGTTTCGTAATATCAACATTCCTCAACTAGTTAATTCTGTAAATAAAAAAAATTGCGTAGTAGAGATCAATTTTAGTATTGGAAAGAATGAATTCAAGGTGGTTCGTGGTCTAGCCCCAAAATTATTTGAAATCTACAAAGACGGCAATCTACTGAATCAAGACGCAAAAATTAAAGATTATCAGGAAGTATTGGAATCTCAGATATTAGGAATGAACTTCAAGACTTTCTCTCAGGTTGTTGTATTAGGAAGTTCCTCATTTGTTCCGTTCATGCAATTAACCCCTACTGATCGTCGTCAGGTTATAGAGAATATATTAGATATTAGCATATTCTCGCAAATGAATGTCGTGGTTAAAGATAAGGTTAATGGTGTTAAGTCTGAACTAGACGCAACTAATACTCAAATAGAAGTAACCAAAGCACAAATCGCAGACACCAAAGAAACCATAGAATCCCTAGTAAAGAATACACAACAGATCATACAAGAACGCAAGGCAGCACAGGCTCAATTAGAAGCCGAAATGGTTGCCATACAAACCGATATAGATGGGTTGTCAGAGCCATTAAAGATTTCTGGTACCTCAATACAGAACGAATTAAAGGAAGTTCAGAAGAAACGAACAGATGCCCAAAAGATTCTTGGCAAAATTGAACAGGCTAAAGAGAGTATTAACGAAGATATTGAATTCTTTAATAATAATGAAACATGCTCTCTGTGTAAACAGGGAATTGCCCACAACCACAAGAATGCCCTGTTAACACAAAGAAAATCAAAGTTAGACGAATACCAGCAAGGCACTCAGGATATAAACACGCAAATTGTAAAGACCGAGAAACAAATAGAAGAGATTCAGGGTCGATTAAACGAACACCAAACTAATGTTATTCGTTTGGCTAATAAACGAGAAACCTTAAAGAGTCTTAATACTAGTCACACAAACCTTGAATTGAATAATGCCAAGACCTATTCACAAGAAGAGATTGGGAAGTTTGAGAGCAAACTTGTAGAATTAGAGAATAAAGAAGTTGATCTGATTGATAAAAAGTATAAAGTCCTGAAGACTCTGAAATGCTATGATCAACTTATAAATTTATTTAAAGATAGTGGCATCAAATCAAAAATTATTAAGTATTATATTCCTTTAATCAACAAACATGTAAACAAGTACTTGACAAGCATGGATTTCTATGCTATATTTAATCTAGACGAAGAGTTCAAGGAAATTATTAAGAGTCGCCACCGAGACATATTCACGTATGAATCATTTAGTGAAGGCGAAAAAATGCGTATAGATTTAGCACTGCTTCTTACTTGGCGAGAAATTGCTCGATTAAAGAATAGTGTTTCCACCAACCTCCTGATTCTAGATGAAGTTTTTGATTCTAGTTTAGATGGTACTGGAACTGATGAGTTTATGAAATTGATATCTTCGTTTGGGTCTAAGGTTAATGTATTTGTTATCAGTCACAAAACTGATCAATTACTAGATAGATTCGGTTCAATAATTCAATTTGAAAAGAAACGAAACTTCAGCAGATTAGTATGAAACGAAAACAAACAAAACACAAACGTATCAAGCGTGGCGACTCTGTAGATTCTTTGCTTATAAAGAATGAGCCTTCTTGGGAGGATGTGGCTGTATTAACTCCAGAGCAAATTGATGCCAGAATTCTTAAGGCAACCAGTTGGTATAGTTACAGTTGCAAAAATGAGGTGTATAAGCCTTGGGTGATTGATTGGATGCAGAGAAACAAATATTCCAAAACAGATGTTCGTGATGCTGTTAAAGTATCAGATACACACCCATCCATAATGAGTATAGGTAAATACTGCAGAATCATGAATCTTGGTGGAAAGTTTGTTGATAAAGTTCTAGACAATATTAAATCAGAAGTAGAACATATCATTAAACTTGGTCAGGTAGTTAAACCTAAGGTAGTAAAGGAACAAGTATCCATTCAAGATCATATTCGAAAGAAGACGGAAGGTTACTTGTGCAACATGAACGAAAGAATTGACGAATTGTTTCTTGCCGTCGGTGAAGACGAAACCTGTAAATTTGACCATGAAGGTTGGCTGGAAGTAGAAGAGATAAATCATATTCATTGGAAAAAGATGTCCAAAATACTTGATCCGTTTATTACCGAATTAAAAGCGGCACACACAGGAAAAGATCAAGAGTTAAAAGAAGCCTATGAATATCTTGGCAAAAAAAAGATTAAAGTTATGATAAATACACTAGAGGCTTTTAAAGAGATACTTGATGACTAATTTCAAAGGAATATTCAAAGTTAGCGGAATTGATGGGCAATGCATACAATATGCCCAAGGAGATATTGTATACAAAAAGGGAGAAGCGTATATTGCTTCACGTGACCCCGATCTTTGTAAGTCTCCAGAACACACATCTTCAGGATGGCAACCTCTAGTATCAGAACGAACAGGAACCACAGTAACATTCTTTAGTTCTATTACGCCACCAAGTCGAGTTACTTTAGGAGATGAATGGTGGGATCCTAGTACTGCTAAATTGTACAAATATATAATTGATGCAAATAGTGAACAATGGGTACAAATTTATTGACTTTTGTTTTTTACGTGATATAATTACA